TGATCGTCCCACCTGCTCTCCAGTTCGTTGCTACTCGTCTGTTGGAAACCGAACTCCGCGTCGGCACCAATGACAACGACATCAACGCTCTGAAGAACAACGGTTCGATCCCAGAGGGCTACACGATCAACCACTTCTTGACCGACAACAACGCATGGTATTTGACCACTGACGTTCCAAACGGCATGAAGCACTTTGTTCGTACCCCGATGTCTACGTCAATGGACGGGGACTTCGATACTGGCAACGTCCGTTACAAGGCTCGTGAGCGTTACTCGTTCGGCTGGTCTGACCCGCTGGGCATGTTTGGTTCGCAAGGCGCGTAAGAAGAGGGGGGCTTTACGCCCCCCTTTTTGTAGTATATAAAGTAGTTATTCCGGGGATTATCCGGTGCGATCGAACAGGCCCCCGGCCTGACTTCATGCAGATCGTCGCACCTAACCGCATGAGGGAAAATTCAAATGGCACTTTCTACTACCCAAAGTATCTGGCGTTCGGGTGGCGGCGATCAGACTCGTACTGCTTACTGCGGTTCGGGCGTAATGGCTGCTCAGTTCTACATCCCCCTGAGCGATACCGCTGGCAACGTCAAAATCTCGTCTGCCGCTGGCGCTCCTAATTTAATCCTACCTGCTGGCGCTGTAGTCATTTCGGCGATCATTACGAATGCTGATTCTGGCTCGGTTGACCTTGGCACGACCGGCTATAACTCCGGCACTGTTTCGGCTGCTTCAATTGCAAATGGCCTGAGCGTGGCTAACCTTGGTGCTGTGACTTCTGGCCTGACCAATACGGCAACTACTGAACTTGCTTACGTGACTTCGGCTGATGGCGGTTCTGCTGGTGGTGGCGCTGTTGAAGGTTTTATTACTTACTTCGTCGCCGATCCGCTGGTTGGTCAGCAGAACGTCTGATAAGGAGGCATCATCATGATGCAAACAGACGTAAAAGGCGCAACGTGTGCAGCTAACGGCTCAACCACAGCTTTTGATGGGCGGACTCGTCTAAAGGGGCTGTGGTACAGCGCAACTGGCGCGTCTACGATTGCTGTCAAAGACAACGCTACTACCTTGTTCACGCTGACTATTGGTGGGGCAGAATCGAACTATGTTCTGCTGCCCGGTGAAGGTGTGTTGGTGCAGACAAGTCTGGTAATCACTAACGGTTCAACGGTAGCTTCGGTGGCGTTCTATGGCTAAGTCCCCGGCATGGACAAGGAAAGAGGGCAAAAATCCCAAGGGTGGCCTAAACGCCAAAGGGCGAGCCTCATACAACGCAGCGAATCCGGGGAAGCCGGGGTTGAAAGCCCCCCAGCCGGAGGGTGGCTCTCGCCGAGATTCATTCTGTGCCCGGATGAAGGGTATGAAGAAGAAGCTGACAAGCACCAAGACCGCGAACGATCCGAATAGCCGCATAAATAAAAGTTTGAGGGCGTGGAAATGCTGAGTGTTAAACGTGATTGGGGGCGAGTTCCAAAAGCTCCCAATACTGACGGACATTATCGGTGTAGTAAGTGCCGAGAATACAAAGCGCCATCAGAGTTTAATAAAGCAAAAAACCAGAAGTCAGGGCTGAGTTATGCTTGTCGGATATGTATGCGTATGGATGTACGCAAATACAATTTGCCAGCAAAGTACGGCATAACTGTGGCACAGTTTGCAGAAAAACTTTTAGCTCAAGGTGGCAAGTGCGCTTGTTGCGGCATTCAGTTTCAGATTGATGGGTATAAAGCAGATCGACCCTGTGTAGACCACAACCACAGCACCGGCGAAGTTCGTGATTTGCTTTGTGGTAGATGTAACTTAGCAGCAGGTAATATTGGGGATAGCTCTGAACGCGCTAAACAACTTGTTACTTATTTAGAAAAGTGGAAGTGCTGACATGGCTGATAACCACGAAACCGCAAAACACGTTGTTGACGCTCTGTCGTTAGTTACAGTTGTCGGCACGCTGGTCCAGTTGCTTCCGGCTATAGCTGCGCTGTTCACAATCGTGTGGACTGCTATTCGTATTTACGAAACTGACACCGTGCAAAAGTTGCTCGGCAAGGAGAAACTCAATGAAGAAGACGAAGGCAAAGCCGGTTAAAGGTTCGGCCCGCACCAAGAAGTTTGATAACGGTGGTCTAGCTGCGTTAGCAGGTCTAGGCGCTCTTGCGTACATGATGCGCAAGAAGAAGGGCGAAGGCTCTGTACCTACGGATAAATCTGGGTACTCCTCGGGTCCGGTAGACGTTCGTAGCATGATCGAGGGTAAAGGCGACGAAGCAGAGTCTATGAGCGCTGAAGCAAAACGCGCCATGGCTGCTTCCAAAGGTCGTCCTGACCTTGTCCCTGAAGGCGCTGATGAAGCGGCAATGCGCAGCGATGTGGGGATTAAGCGTGCCATGTCTAAACCAAAGAAAACTACATCGGGCGCGGGTGCGAAGTCTGTTGTAAGTAAGGCTGAAGATAAGCCTGCATCAGTTGGTATGACTGGTATCCCGGTTAGTTCAGATGCAGGGAAGTCAAACGAAGAACTGCCATCTAAGCCATATCCTAAAAATCTCAAAGCTAGTGTTATGTCGCCTAAAGGCACTCAGGATGTGGGTAAAGCTCTGGGCATGAGTTCTAACGCTAAAGGCACTCAAACTCTTGGTGAGCGGATTAGAGGTTCTGTTGAGAACGCAGGTAGAAGTGTTGTTACTACCCCAGCTCAGCGTATGGCTGAAGCAGCCCGTATGGTTGAAGAACGTCGCCGCAAGGAGCGTGAAGAAGCCGGTATGAAGCGCGGCGGCAAGGTCAAGAAGTACGCATCCGGCGGCTCAGTCTCGTCGGCATCCAAGCGGGCTGATGGCATCGCCCAGCGGGGCAAGACCAAGGGAAGGATTTGCTAATGGCTAAGAAAGAAAAGTTGTACTACGACGATTCGGGTACTAGCTTTAAAGAAGCGTTTGCCAGTGCTCGTTCGGACGGTAAGAAGACGTTTGAATGGAACGGTGAGAAGTACAACACCAAGCTAAAGTCGGATGACAAAGGCCCAGACGAGTCCGCCGCAGAAACTAAACGCATATCTCAACAGGCAGAGGCAACCAAGGAAGAGCCTAGGAAGCCTACTAACCGTGGGGCCGCAGCAGCACTTGCCGGTGCCGGTGTTGGTATGGGTACAGCTGCGTTGCTAAGCGGTATGCGTCGTTCAGAAGAAACTCGTAAAGAACGTGAGCTGGGTAAGGCGTCTGGTAAAGATGTAATGCGTTCACCTATACGCAATATCGCTCCTGAAGAAGCAGCGACTGAGAACATGAAAAAGGGCGGCAAGGTTAAGAAGTACGCATCCGGCGGCATACCTGCGGCTGTAAAGCCTGAGCCTAAGAAAGACACGATGCCCGAGTGGGCAAAGAATGAACGTGCCAACCGTAAGCAAGACGAGCTTAATAAGCGCGAAGGCGAAGGCGCATCGAAAGAAGTTAAGCGCAACATGAGCACGTTTGGTTTTAAGAATGGTGGGTCAGCTTCATCCCGTGCAGACGGTATCGCTCAACGTGGTAAGACTCGCGGGAAGATTTGCTGATGCCCGCCAAGAGTGCAAAGCAAGAGAAGTTTATGCGGGCTGTGGCTGAGAATCCAAAGTTCGCCAAGAAGGTAGGAGTGCCTCAATCTGTGGGGCGTGAGTTCACTAAATCAGGAGGCGGTATGGCTACGAAGATGAACCCCGGTTTTATGGCAATGATGAAGAAAAAAGCAGGCGGTAAGAAGATGGCTGCTGGCGGCGCTGCTGCATCGAAGATGGGCACTGTGAAAACTGCTGCTCCTAGCAAAGATGGCGTTGCTGCTAAAGGCAAAACCAAAGGCAAGCAGGTCGTAATGGCTGGCAGCAAAGGCATGAAGTACGGCGGGAAGTGCTGAAATGATGGCCTCACGCGGGATGGGTGCAATTAACCCAAGCAAAATGCCGAAGGCCAAGAAGAAGGCCCGACGGGATAACACCGACTTTACTCAGTACAAAGAAGGTGGCGTTGCTAAATCTCGCGTGAACGAAGCTGGTAACTACACCAAGCCGGGTATGCGCAAGTCGCTGTTTGAGAGCATCAAGTCTCAGGCTACGCAGGGCACCGCAGCAGGTCAGTGGTCAGCCCGCAAAGCTCAGTTGCTGGCGAAGAAGTACAAGGAAAAGGGCGGCGGGTACAAAGGATGAAAGCCCCACAGCAAAGCCTGAAGGCGTGGACGGAGCAGAAATGGCGCACAAAGAGTGGCAAGCCATCGTCGAAGACTGGGGAAAGGTACCTGCCAGAAGGCGCTATCAAGTCGCTCAGCCCAGCAGAGTACGCAGCAACGACGAAGGCAAAGCGGGCAGGAAAGAAAGCTGGCAAGCAGTTCGTCGCGCAACCAAAACGCATAGCCCAGAAGACCGCGAGGTTTAGATAATGGCTTTTACAACCAACACGACAGCGTTCAACCCCGACCTCAACGAGCTATTCGAAGAGGCGTTCGAGCGTTGCGGCTTGGAACTTCGTACGGGTTATGACTTCCGTACAGCACGGCGCAGCCTGAACTTCCTGCTTGGTGAGTGGGCTAACCGGGGCATTAATCTGTGGACGATTGAGCAAGGCTCGATCAACTTGGCGCAAGGGGTAACTACGTATGATCTACCTGTGGATACCGTTGATCTTATTGAACATGTTATTCGCACTGATTCCGGACAGGGCCCTAACCAGACTGACCTGAATATCACGCGCATTAGCGTCTCGACGTACTCGACGATCCCGAATAAGTTGGCGCAAGGTCGCCCGATTCAGGTGTGGATTAACCGCCAGTCGGGGCAAAAGGTCGGGTCTAATACGGCTACACCTAAGAATCCACAGATTAATGTCTGGCCTGCGCCAGATCAGGGTACGACTCAGCAGCCCTACTACGTGTTCTATTACTGGCGACTAAAGCGCATCTACGATGCTGGCGACGGTACCAACGTGATCGACATTCCGTTCCGCTTCCAGAACTGCTTGGTGGCGGGGTTGGCCTACATGATTGCCATCAAGAAAGAGGGCGTCTCGGTAGATAGGTTGAATATTCTGAAGATGCAGTACGACGAGGCTTGGGAGTTGGCGTCGAGCGAAGACCGCGAGAAGGCTGCTGACCGCTTTGTGCCGCGTGAGTATTTCATCTCTTAACTATGGGAAACAGGTTTAGTTCAGCCAAGAATTCGATTGCGGAATGTGACCGCTGCGGGTTCAGGTTCAAGCTGACGGTCTTGAAGAAGTTGGTCATTAAGACCAAGCAGGTTACGATCAAGGTGTGCCCGACGTGCTGGGAACCAGATCAGCCGCAGTTGCAGTTAGGTATGTATCCGGTGCAAGACCCACAAGCAGTACGGGAACCAAGACCGGATTTAAGCTACAAGCAAGCAGGTTATACCGGGTTGCAGCTGACGTTGAACACAGACTTCGGTGATCCGTCAGGTGGTAGCCGGATATTCCAGTGGGGCTGGGCACCGGTAGGTGGGGCAAGCGGGAACGATGCAGGGTTAACGCCCAACGCTTTGGCTCCGGTGGGTATCGTAGGTAGTGTAACAATCTCGTAGGAGTTGATATGAAACACGAAGACATCAAGAAAGACAAACCAGCCATGGAAAAGATCGCCAAGAAAGCGGTCAAAGGCCATGAGAAGCGTATGCACAAAGGCATGGCTAAAGGCGGCGTGACTGGTGAAGCTATGCGCAAGTACGGTCGCAACGTAGCTCGTGCAATGAACCAGAAGTCTACTGGCCGAGGCCGGTAATGGCTAAATTTTCACAAAAGCAGGGCGGCAAAGAAGTAGGCCAAGCTGCTGTTTATGCGGAGCCACATACTATGGACGGCAAAAAGATTAAAGCTGATCTGCCATATACGGCAGGTGCTAAGGTTATGACTGAGATGAACCCATCAGTTGCGGGCATCTCTAAAGGTAACTACAAAGAGGCCAAGACAACCGGCATCAAGATTCGCGGTACCGGCGCGGCTACTAAAGGTGTAATGGCACGAGGCCCAATGGCTTGAGGTGAACTGTGACTTACACAGAACTTGCTAACGCGATAAAGTCGTACACCCAAAACTACGAAAGCGATTTCGTAGCCAATATTCGTACGTTTATTATGCAGGCGGAAACTCGTATCTACAACACGGTACAAATTCCCCCACTTCGTAAAAACGTAAACGGCTTTACGACTAGCGGTAACAAGTACTTGTCTTGCCCTACAGATTTTTTAGCGGTGTTTTCTATTGCCGTTATTGATGGTGATGGCAACTACGAGTACTTGCTAAACAAAGACGTTAACTTTTTGCGGGCGGCATACCCCAACCCCGCAACTGAAGACTTACCTAAATATTACTCTTTGTTTGGCCCGACAGTAGCTTCAAACATCATTACAGACGAGCTGAGCTTTATGCTGGCTCCGACACCGGATGATGCGTACGAGATAGAGCTTCATTATTACTACTACCCAGAATCAATTATACAAAGCCCGATTACAGCGTTTGGGGCGATTACTGGCGGGTCAAACTATACCGATGGTGATTATTTCGATGTACCTCTTGCTGGCGGCTCCGG